AATCGTACAGGCTTGGTTACATTTCTTGCACTTCCCTGTTTTATTTTGTTTGCTATCTTCGCTGTTATTGCCACTGTTGCCGTGATCCGCTGGGTTTTAGGTACGAACAAAATCATTGAGCTGCTTACGGAGATTCGGGATCGACTGCCTGACAAAAAAAAATAAATAAAGTCCTTGACTGCCCGGAGCCGATGAATTAATAAATAGTTTATGACACAATTTATTGCTGACTAAAAGGCCGCGCTGGCTGAGAACTTGGATTTTTTACAGCGGGCTGAAGGTTGGCTGAACACGTGAGCCTACAAGGCCCGCTGACGAGCTATGTCTCGTGCGCGGGCCTTTTTTATGCCCGCCTGAAAAAAAACGGATTATCATATTAAGAAAGGAATCTGAAAAATGAAGCTCAAATCAGCTTTAATCCCCATTTTTATGCTGTTTGCAGCCGGTTGCGGCAATCCGCTGCGGCTGGCGCCGACCGAGGCCCAAAAACAAATCGCCTGGCAGACCAATCAGCTCGCCCGCCATGTCGAGGCCGTCGGCACCGAGCCCGAAAGCCCAACCGCTAAAAAACTGGCCACCGGCACGGAGGCCGGCTTGAATTACACCGGGCTGCCGCAGGATCTATCCGCAACTAATTTCGAGGCCTTAATCGAGACGGCAAAGCAGGATGCATACAAACGGCCCACCGCCGAGCAGGCGCTCGACGAGGCTGATTCCTGGCTCGGCCTTGCCGGCGAGCTGGCGGTGCTTCTCGGTGTCGGCGGGGCGGGCATAGGCGGCAAAAAACTCGCCGACTGGATCGCACTTGCCCGGCGAAAATCAAAAGCGATCGGCGAGATTATCGACGGCAATGAAAAATTCAAAAAAGCCCTCAAGTCGCTCGACAAAGATGGAGCCGTCAAAAAGGCTTTTGGCGAGGCGCAGAATAAATCGCAAAAATCTGTGAGCACCGAAAAACTTGTCGCCCAGGAGCGTGTTAAAATTAAAAGGAGTTAACAAATATGCCGTTGACGATGCAGGTGTTAATGGTCTTGTTAAGCGCTGCGGCAACTGCCGTAAGCACGCTGGTGCTCTGGTATCTGCGGGCGATAAACCGGCAGGTCGACCTTGCAGTTGCAAGGATTGTCAAGCTCGAAGATGCAACCGATCAGCTTCGCCAACGTAAACAGGATTGTCAGAACGAATTCATTTCGCAGACCCAGTTCCTGCGGGAGACCGGTTATACCAGGAAGCAACTTGATGAATTAGTTCAGCTTGTAAAGCATCTGGAAGGCAAGTTCGACGTTGTCGAAAAAATGCCTGAAATAGCCGGCCAGATCGCATCACAAACCGTCAAGCAAATGCTGGAGTATCAAAAAAATGTCAGAGCAAGTTAAAATCAAAGAGGTTCGCAACCGCCTGATGCAGTATCTCGACACGCTGTATCCCTCGCCGGTTCAGCTCGCCACGCTGTTCAAATCGATGGTTTATCTTTACGACGATTACGAGCTGGTGCTGTTCAAAAAAGACATCGCCTACCTTGCCGCCAAAGATTACATCGAATACGTCGATGAGAAGATAGGCGGTGTCGGCAAGTTTCTCAAAAAAGTTGTCAGGCTCACGGCGGTCGGCAAGGAGATCGCCGAGAAAACTCAAACCGACCCGGCTCTGGAGATATGATGTCGCAAAGGCGCTCACATTCTTCGATTGACAAGCTGCCCGCCGGCATCAGGGACGCTATCACCCGGATGCTGGTCGACAACGAGTGGCCGGCGGATTTCCCAAAGGACAAGGCGTTCGGGTTCAAGGGCAAAGAGACCGAGCTTGCCGGCAAGCCTCGCTACGAAGATGTTGCTACTTACTGCCGCCACAAGGGATTTAATATCTCCGAATCTGCAATCGGCCGGTTCGGCATACGTGTGCGGATGCTGGCAAGAATGAAAAACGCAGGCGCTGTGGTGCGCGATGTAATGAAGGATTTAAGCGCCGAAAAGGCCAGCGAAACGCAGAAGGCCGTTGCCGAAATGATAACGGCTCAGACGATCGAGTTCATCTCGAGCAACGAAGACCTGTCGGGCAAAGAAATTTACCATATTGCAAGGGCGATGAAGGACTGCACGGCAGTCTCTATCAACGCCGATAAGTACATCCGCTCGCAGCTTGCCGAGAAGGCAAAGGTCGCCGAGAAAGAAATAAATAAAATCGGAAAGAAAAAACAAATCGACCCTGAAACGCTCCGGGCGATTCGCGAACAAATTTACGGGATAGTCAGCTAATGGTTGCAGCAGCAGTACCATTGTATGATTTTCAGAAAGAATGGGTTCAGGACCGTTCCAGGTTCAAGATAGGCTGCATTGCCCGGCAGTGCGGCAAGAGCTTTATGGTTGCCTTGGAGGCCGCACTGGACGCCGCCGAGACCGGCGATACATGGATTCTCTTGTCGGCAGGCGAACGGCAGTCGAAAGAGCTGATGGAAAAAGTCAAGATGCACCTGGAGGCTATGAAGGTCGCCTGCGGCTCCATTGAAAATGACTTTTTTCACGACACCCAGTTTACAATGCTCACGATCCGGCTGGCCAACGGCGGCAGGATAATCGGGCTGCCGGCCAACCCGGAAACGGCCCGGGGTTTTTCCGGCAATGTCGTGCTCGATGAGTTCGCTTTCCACAGAGATTCGGAAAAAATATGGAAGGCATTGTTCCCGACGATCAGTCGGGGCTACAAGATACGCATCGTCTCGACGCCGCAGGGGATTGGTAACAGGTTCCACCGGCTGTGCACGGGCGACAACCGCTACAGCAGGCATTTCGTTGATATCTTCAAGGCCGTCGCCGGCGGGGTCCCGCACAATATCGATGACCTGAAAGAAGGAATTGACGACGATGATGCGTGGAACCAGGAATACTTGATTTTATTCGTCGACGATGAATCGGCATGGCTGACTTACGATATGATCGCCGCCTGCTGCGATGTCAAAATACCCGGCGAAATCGGTTATGAAAATTTCGACATCGGCGCCATCGACTGGAAGCCGGAAGGCAGGGTCTTTGCCGGAATGGATATCGGGCGCAAGAAAGATTTGACGGTAATCGATATCGAAGAGCAGCTCGGCGATGTGTTCTGGAACCGCCTGAGCCTTGTTATGCATAAAACAAAATTCGCCACTCAGCAGGAAACATTGTGGCGGATCCTCAACCACTTCAATGTCGAAAGAGTTTGTATAGACTCGACCGGAATCGGTGCCCAGCTTGCCGAAGGCACCGTTGACAAATTCGGGGCTTACCGCGCCGAGCAGGTTGATTTTACCGCCGGCGTAAAACAGGATCTTGCCGTTCGCACCAGGAGAAAATTCGAGGACCGGCTGTGCCGGGTAGCTACCGAGCGCAAACTTCGCGATGATTTGCACGCCGTAAAGAAAACAACCACGGCGGCGGGCAATGTCCGATTCGACGCCGAACGTACTAAAGATGGTCACGCCGACCGGTTCTGGGCAAAGTCGCTTGCCTTTATGGCCGGCGATTCCGGTGCGAAGCCGCAATGTATTATAATTTAACAGGCAAAAAAATGCCGAAAAACAACAAATTAAGTGAGTTTGAAGCCGAAGCGTTAAGGGCCTCGGTTGACAGGCAGATCGGCGATGCGCAAAAAGGCATCGGCACGAGCAGGCTTGCGTACATCTGGGAGCACGGACTGGACCTGCCGGACGGATCCGCATCGAAATCGAAAAAACCTTATGCCCAGGTCGAGCTCGTGTTCGCCTGCGTAACAAAACTTATCGGCGGAATTGCCGGCCTGCCGCCCGTGATCACCGACACCAAAGAGAACATTATCGAGTCCGGCCCTGCCTACGAGCTGCTATTCAACAATCCCGCAATGAGCTTCGAACGGTTCGTTACCGCAACAGTCGGTCACTACGCGCTCAGCCGAGATGTGTTCTGGATCTTCGGCGGCCTCGACGGCAACGAGCCCGATGAAATTATGGTAGTTTCCGGCACGCAGATGCACGCTGTAACTCACAATCGCAGGCCGGACGGTGAGCTTATCGGCTGGGAGTTTCGAGGCACCGGCGGCCGGCGTGAAAAATTTTCCATTGACGAAGTTTATCAGTGGAAAAATTTTAATCCTTACGACCGGTTCCACGGCGCAGGCCCTGCAGCGGCGGCAAAGCTGAGTATAGATTACAGCTACGCCGCCTCGATGTTTAATGCCTCTGCTCTGGACAACGGCGCAGAGCCCGGCATAATCCTGACCGCTCAGAACACCTTGAACGAGGACCAGGTCCGGCTTTTGCGCAACCAGTTCAACGCCCGGCACAAAGGCCCCAGCAAGGCCAAGCGTACCGCCGTCCTGTCCGGCGGAATGGACGCCAAGACTGTCGCTTTGAATATGGTTGACATGGACGTTGCCAACTTGACCGAGAAAGCCGACCGCAAGATATGCGCAGCCTTCGAGGTCCCGCCGGCCCTTGTCGGCCTGGCGACCGAGGCGCAGTATTCGCACGGCCCGGCGCAGCGGGACTTTGTTTTCAATACGATAATTCCACTGGCCCGACTGTTCGCAGGCCATATCACGAGCGGTATATTGTCACGCTTCAAATCCAGCCGAATGCAAAGGGTCAGCCTGAAAGAGGCCGGGCTCTACAACGGCTCGCAGCACCGGCCGTTATCGCAACGTGATGTTTACAGGTCCGCCAGGCACAAGGCGGCAGTTCAGGGCAGCGATGTGTTCTTCTGGTTCGACAGCGACCAGCACCCGGTAGTTCGTGCGCAAAAACGAGAAATCGCCGAGAACGTTTTGAAGTTTACCCAGTCCGGTGTAACGCTGAACGATCTTATCAACGCTCACGACCTGCCGTACGCCCAAAACGAATGGGGCGATGAATGGTGGATCGGAATGGGCCAGGTCCCGGCAAGCTACACACTCGAGGCCGGGCTGGAAGGTATCACCGGCCCATCGCTGCCGGAAGAGCCCGAGGAACCTGAAGACAAAAAAACAATCGGCTCACAGATCAAAGACCTGGCACAAGCCGCCATCGCCGAAAAAGATAAGGATGCCCAAAGGCTTCGCATCTGGCGCAACTGGGTAATAAGCTGGGCCGGCCTGGAAAGAGAATACAAAGAGGCGATGCGCAAATACTTCTTGAGGCAACAGCGAATTTTGCTGACCGAGCTGAAAAAAGCAATCAACGAAACAAAGGCCGCCAAGGCAAGTGCCGGCGAGATCATCGCCCGTGTAGCCTTTGACTTGATAATCGAGAATAAAAAAATCAAAGTTATAAACCACACGCATTTCAAAACAGCCGCCGAGCTCGGCGTCCGCCAGTCGCTGGCCGAGCTTGGCATAAGCGGCGATGAGCGGGACAAGCTGGCCGCCCGCACACTCGAATCGCACAGGATCAAAGGCAAGCTGGAAATTTCAACAGCGAAAATCACCAACATAAACAAAACCACGAAAAAACTCGTATCCGACCAGCTAAAAACGGGGCTTGAAAACCAGGAAGGTCTCGACGAGCTGGCCGGCCGCGTGCAGAACGTTCTGGGCTCCAACCGCGCCCGGGCACTGACTATCGCCCGCACGCAGGTCGCAGGCGGCGTTGACACCGGCAGGCACGAAGGCATGACCGCAGCCGGAGTTGACAAGCACGGCTGGCTCGATTCCCGGGACTCGGTGGTTCGGCCGTCGCACAAGGCCGCAGGCATAACCTACGCCCAGGGCATCCCGATCGATCAGCCGTTCATTGTCAGCGGCGAATCGCTTATGCACCCGGGCGATTCGGCAGGGTCTGCAGCGAATATTATAAACTGCCGGTGTGTCGAGATTGCAATCTCGGCCGGCAAAAAAGCCCTCGGCCCGGAACATTACGGCAATCTTAAATTTTATTCGTATCAGGACATGTTAAACGAAAAAAAGTGAGGTTAAAAATGGCTAAAGAAAATTTACAGGAAAAAGATGTTCATTTTGCATTTGCGTACACGAAGAAAGATTCAATCGATACAGAAAAAAGACGCATCCGTTTCATCTTCACATCCGACAAGCTCGACCGACACAATGACATTATGCAGATTGATGCCATTGTCAATGCGATCAGGGCATTCGGTAACAACCCTGCCTTTTTAGCCTGCCATCAGCACCGGCTGGCCGGCGGCAACTCGCCGGTAATCGGATCCTGGGACACCGAGTCGTTTAAGGCAAAAAAACATCAATGCGAGATGGACGCTGTTTTCGCAACAACACCGCTGGGCGAGGAATACTGGAACCTATACTCGAACAAGCACCAGCGTGCGGTGTCAATCGGCTTCATTCCGATAGAATTTAAGGATGAGAAAGATGAATCGGCAGGCTGGATTCGAACTTATACTAAAATCGAGCTGCTGGAAATATCTGCCGTTGCGGTAGGTGCAAACCGCGAGGCGCTGACAAAAGCAAACGAAAGACTGAACGAGATATTCGGCCCTGCCAAAGAGCCTCAGGGCAAGACCGCCGACCGGCAGGACTTGAACGAAAAACTAATCGGGCAGATCAAGGATTTGCTCGATGACAAGATCGACGAGATTAAATCGATAATAATCACCGATTCAGACGGGTTTGCGGATAACCTTCTGCGCGAGAAGGAATCCGATTCGCCCGGCCTTGCCGGTGACCAGGTAAGTCGCGCAATGGATCTGCTCCAAATAATCAACTCTAAACTAAGTACGGAGGCTTAAAATGTCAGAATTAACAATCGAACAGAAACTGAAACAAACCGCCGACACAATCGAGACGGCGGTCGAGGATATCCGCAAAAACAAGGCGACCAAGCAGGAAGTGCTCGATCTTATCGAGGAAAAAAGAACCGAAGACCAGCAGCTCGTAAAAGGAACAAAGGCCGATGTCGAGACTTTGAACACCGGTATCGCCGAGGCACAAAAAGACATCAAGGAACTTCAGAACAGGATTCGAAACTTCAGCAAATCGCAGATGTCGGCACAACCGGCCCACGGCTACAGCGGAAGGTTCTCATCTGTCCGTGAGGCAAAAACCTTTGCGCTTCTGGTAATGGCTGCATCGCTGAACGGGCATGCAAGGTTCCAGAAGCAATACGACCACGTCCGCAAGCAGCTCGAGGAGCTGGGTGTCGAGCCTTACTGGACCGACCAGAACGGACGTAAAGCGATGGAAGGCTCGTCAATGACAGGCGGCGGAGCGCTTGTATCTGCCGAACAATCGGCAACCATGATCAAGTTGCTCGAGCTTTACGGCAGGTACCGTGCGAATGCGATGGTCATGCCGATGGGTGCGGGCGAAACGCTGGTGCCCAAAATAGATGGCTTGCTCACGGTTTACTGCCCGGGCCAGGGCGGAACCGTTACAGAGGCCGATCCTGAAATTCAGACGATCGCCTTGACACCGAAAACACTCTGCGCTCTGACGGCCTATTCGATGGAGCTTGAAGATGATTCGCTGGTGGCACTGGCCGAACTGCTGGCCGACCTGTTCGCAAGGTCTTTTGCATATTACGAAGATTTGTGCGGCTTCAAAGGCGATGGCACCAGCACGTATTTCGGCTTCAAAGGAATCACCGCCGCATTGTTGGCGGTCGACAGTACGATTAGCAACATACAATCGCTTGTCGTCGGAGCGGGCAACGCTTACAGCGAGCTGACGCTGGCGAATTTCGAGAGCGTCGTCGGCACATTGCCGGAGTTTGCCGACAACGGCGACGCCAAGTGGTACGTGCACCGCTATTTCTTCTGGACCGTAATGGTCAAGCTGGCACTGGCCGCAGGCAGCGGTACCGCCACTGAGATTTTGACCGGCCAGGCAACACGGCAGCGCAGCTACTTGAGCTATCCTGTCGAATTTTCACAGGTTATGCCCAAGGCCGAGGCCAACAGTCAGATATGCGCTCTGCTCGCCAACCTGCGACAGGGAGCGATCCTGGGCACACGCGGCGGCATCGAGTTTGCGCAGAGTTCCGAGCGATACTTCGAAAAAGGACTAATTGCAGTGCGAGGCCGCGACCGTGTTGCGATCAATGCTCACGGTGTCGGCGATACAACCGATGCAGGCCCGATCTGCGGACTGATCACCGCTGCCAGCTAATTAAGCTGCCGGCTAATTAAAAGGAGAAGACTTACAGCATATTGATTTTAATTGTAAACCAAAAAGGAGTAAAATTATGGATTTAAGAGCAATGCTCAAAGCGATAAAGGTGGGCGAACTCGTTCCGCCCCAGCTAAAAAACGATGGCGACTTCGCCGATAATACTTATTTCGACACGCTCGGGCTGTCGTCGGTGCTATTTCTGATTCACGCCGGAACGGTCGATGCTGCGATCGGCTCGACTGCAGAAGGAACCGCCGTCAAGGTTGAGGAGTGCGATACGACCGATGGCACTTATTCCGACGTCACCGATGCGGAACTTGCCGACGCTATCGCCGCCGATGAAGACAACAGCTTTTTCGGCATCCACGTCGATCTGGCAAAAAGCCATAAGCGCTACATGCAGCTCAACGCTCCGCACGCAGGCAGTGGAACTACCGGCTGCAACATGAGCGCTATAGCTATCGGTTTTCCATCGGACCAGATGCCCAAGAGCGCGAGCGAAATGGGACTTACCGAGCTCATCGAGGCCTGAGTTATGGCGAAAATTTTACTGATAATCCCGACGGGCGGTGGTGTGCACGAGCGCACCGCCGCCGTCGCGGCTCATTTGAGCCGGGAGGAAAATGTCGATATGGGTATTATGCGGGGCCGGCCCGGCTGCTATAATCGCAACAACGCTGTGCGCATATTCCTGGCCAACAAGCAATATACTCACCTTTTTTTCCTGGATTCCGATACCGAGCCGCCGCTGGATGCGATCGAAAAATTATTAAAATGCAATGCGCTGATCGCCACCGGCTGCTATGCTGTTCAGATGCGGGACGGGCTTCGCTGGGCGATGGCATATCGCGACTCCGTTGGCAAGTACTGGCTGCAAAAAAAACGTCCTTCAAAAAAAATTCGGTTCCGGGTCGACGCCGCAGGTGCGGGCTGTCTGCTGATTCATCGTAAAGTCCTGGAAGCGATCAAATGGCCATGGTTCAGATGGCTCGAAAACGAAGATGGTACACAAATAAGCGATGATATTTTCTTTTTCAAAAAAGCCGCCGAGCACGGCTTTACCGCGATCTGCGAGCCGGCTGTCGAATGCCGGCATTATAAAGAAATGGAAATAACGCAGCTTATGAAGCTGCTGGAACAAGCAAAGGAGAAAAAAGAATGTGGGTAAAATTCAAGCAAACATATACCAGCGAGGCGGGTATATTTTTAAAGGACTGCAAATACGACTTGTTCAAAAGTCAGCTCAAAAATATCCCTGCAAAAATGCACAAAAAATGCCGTGCCCCCTGGGATGAGCACAAAAAGACAGTGAAAAAGAAAGCAAAAAACAACTCGCAGGAAAAAGAGATTGAGACGCCGAAAGACAACTCGCAGGAAAAAGAGATTGAGACGCCGAAAGACAACTCGCAGAAAAAAGAGATTGAGACGCCGAAAGACAAGCAGATGCGTCCCGGTCGGGACAAAAACTACCGGACCAAATAACCAGCTTTAAAGCGTGTTTAAACGGCCTGTAACGAGAGGTTAATTTATGGCTGAACTTGTAAAAAAAACGTCCAGTGCTGTGGCGGTCGATGATTCGCTGACCACACTGATCGACTGGGTTAACATCGAGCAGGTTTCCGGCTTTACCATCGTCGTCGAAAACGCCGGCGGCGGAAGCGGCAACGATATCACCGATGTGCAGATCGACACATCGGATGACGGCGGCGTAACCGCATCACTCGACCAGCACGCCGACACGCCGGCGGTACCTGTAACTTCAGGCGATTCGAAAACGGACACGTTCACCGAGACCTCGAAATTCGTCCGCGTCCGCGCAAAATGCACAACCGATGAAGACACCACCGCAAAGGCAATCCTTCTGGCCGATTCCAGCACCGGCCGAATATGCACGCTCGCCGATGTCAAGACCCGCCTGGGCATAACCGAGACCGACAGCGATGAGCTGCTCAACCGGATCATTGCAGGTATCGAGCAATATTTCAACAGCTACACGTACCGCGTGTTAATTCTCAATTCGACCGATGCGACCGAATATTACACCGGCTGCGGCGACCATATTCACCTGAAGCGTTACCCGGTAAAATCGATAACCAGTATAAAAGAGTCCATCGATTATGATTTTGACAACGCAACGGCGCTGACTTCAAACACCGACTACAGGCTCCTCGGCGGCGGCAAAGACGGAATCATTTATAGAATGTACGGCGAATTTTACAGCACACCCGACTCTGTCCAGGTCGTTTACGCCGGCGGTTACGTTGCAGCCGGCCAGACGCCCGGCGAGGGTGAAACGTCCGTTCCCGATGACCTGCGAGAGGCTGCAATCGAGCAGGCTTCGTTCCTGTTCAAACGCAAAAACGATATCGGCCTAGCCTCTGTGGGCTTCGATGGCGGCTCGGTCAGCAAGTTCAGCGCGATCAAGCTGCTCCCGATGGTCGAGCAGGTCCTGAAAAAATACAGGAGACCGAGGTTATGATAATCCAAATCGAAATGGGCAAAGATTTCGAAAACACACTTGCCGAGTTAAGCTCGATGGGCAAGGATCTGTCCGATGCTGCCAGCAAAGGTCTCGAAAAAGGCGTAGAACATGCCGCCACTATTGTCAAACGCGATTACTTGAGCGGACAGTCTCTGGAACGTAGAACAAGCCAGCTTGCGCGCTCTGTTGACGGATGGCTGGCGGATAAATTCGACGGCATTGTTGGTGTTCGCCGGGCATCTGCGGTTGCAAAATACGCCTGGCTTCTCGGCGATGAGGTAAAAAAAATCGTACCGAGGAACGCAAAGTTCCTGGCAATCCCGATCGGTGAAAACCGGACCCCTGCGGGCGCTACCAGGTTCAGCTCGCCCAGGCTGGTGCCGGACGGTTTTTTCGTTAAAACAAAATCAGGCAGGCTTCTTTTCGGTTACAAAAAAGGAACCAGGGGAAAATTCCGGCCGCTATTTACGTTAGTCAAAAGCGTAACCGTTTTCGGCTCCGGAGCCCTGGCAGATGGTCTGCTGGATTCGCTCGACGATATCTGCCGGCTGATCAAAACTGAAATCAATAAAAAAATAGGGTCATAAAAAAAATGGCAAACGATGGTGGAATAACGGCACAGCTTGAACAGTTCATTGCTGACACTTTGGCGGCGATGCAATCTGGCGGCGAAAATGTTTTTCGCACCGCCGACGTTTACAAATATCAAATCTCCGCAGACGCCGGCGGGATAGAGGCGTTCAGCCGTTATGAGCCTTTTGCTTTTGTAAGCTACTGGCCGGCGGGGGACGCCGCCCGCGAAGGCGATTATGACCTTCGGCAGGTTTGGCGTTTTGCAATCTTGATCGGCATAGAATCGACGGGCGATGGCGTCGCCAGGATCGGCGATGCAAATCACCTGGGCGCATCTAAAATCCGGGATCTGGTAATTGCCGGCCTGGACGGGCAGCACCCCGGCGGCGATCTGGATTGCGACGAGCTGTATTATACCGGCGAAACAGAGCTCTTAGATTCGCCGAAAAAATATGCATTCGAAATGCATTTCACAACTAATCGAGTTGGAGATTAATTATGGCAACGGTAAATAACAGATTAAAGAAACCGCAGGCATTTGTGATTAACGGCATCGACGCCGGCGGCGCAATGACCGCAACAATCAGTTGCGGCTATGAAAACATAATCCAGTCCCCGCCGGACGGCCTTCAGGCCCCGATGGTTGACCGGGAGGTTCAGTTCTGTCGCGGAACGATCGTCAGCCAGGACTGGGTCCACGCCCTGGAGCTGTTGACCGGCACCGTCGGGACGCTTGTATTTTACGAGCGAAAAAGCGGCACCGCCGAAGCCACCGGCTATGTGAAGCATACTATCACCAACCCGGTGATTTACCAGATAGCCCTGAGCCTGAACAAGGGCGGCTACGCTACGGTAACTTACAACTTCGAATGCAGGGCTGCCGACGAGACCAAAGGCTTCAAGGATATGCACGCTATGACCGATGACCAGTCCGCACCGAATTACGTATCGGCGGCGCGCGGCGGTTACCGGATCGAGACCTGCAAACACGATCCCGGCGGCGTCAACGAGCTGGATGTGTTTCATTTGACCGGTTTCGATATACAGATCGCCATGAACCTGGTGCGGGCCTGCAACGACGGCGATGTCGGCTACACCTGCGTCGATGCCGAGCTTAACGGCCTGGCGGCCTCCGGCTCGATTGCTTTCCAAGATGGGGTGATTACCTCAGGCGCATTGAAGTGCCAGGACCTTTTAGCCGCAGCACGGGGCGATTTAGAGCTGCAGGTAACGCAGTCTCAGGCCGCCGCTGACAAGGTTATCACAGTTGCCGGCACTCAGTTCATCAACGCCGGCAGCAGTTCCGATGTAAGCTCGCCGTTTACCGGCTACAACGCTGACTTTCTGGTAACGAACGATGCCGATACGCCGCTGACTTTGTCCGGCGACAACAAAATTTTAACCATTGAAAACGCTGCATAAATGTCAAAAGATGTCAACATTCATGTTAAAGTAAAAGATACTAAATCGTCGAAACGCAAGCTCGATGATGTAGGCAAGAGCACAAAAAACATCGGTAAAAACGTAAAAGCCTCCGGCAAAAAGGCCGGCGAAGGGATGCGGCATCTTGGCGATGAGACAAAAAAAACACACAGCGCTTTCGGCAAAATGACGACCGCTCTTTCCGGCTGGGCCGCCAAGCTCGTCGCAGTCGGCTCCGCAATAGCCCTGGTAACCAAAGGGATTCGCGACCAGATACGGGCGATACAAGAACACGCTAACATAGCTGCCGAGCAGCAAAAAAAACTTACCGAATTACAATTTCTCGGTGAATTTTACAAAGAGCACCCCCAGGCCCGCGAAGAAGTTGCCGCCTTTGCGGAATACGGAGCCCGCCCATTTACTGAGGTTGCCGGGGCCTGGTATAATCTGCGAAGTAAAGCCGCCAGGTTAAGCCCCGAGCAGAGGCAAAGCATTATGCAAGAGTCGCTCGAGCTTGGGCGGACGGTACCATCCGCCCCCCTGGACACCTTGGTTGATATGTTCAGTCTGTATGTTAAACAAACGGGCGCAACTGATATCAACCGTGTACAAAATGTTCTCAAGCAAACAATAACCGAAGCCGGCGGAGGCATGGCCGATGTTTCAAAATATATGCCTCAATTTTTACCCATCGGTATGACTGGAGGATTGACGGGACCAGAAACTGCCGGGCTTTGGGCTCATGTGACCACGCAGTTGTCAGAGCCGTCAATCGCAACTACCGGTCTAAAGACTACGTTTTTGGGACTGCGGGGTAAGGGGTCGCCAGAAAGCAAAAAAATGCTGCAACAACTCGGTGTTAGTCCGGGTGCAGGGTTTTTTGAGCAAATCGCACAATTGTCGGAAGCCCGGCGGGCCGGCAAACTCGGCCTGCCGCAGGCACAGCAGATCGGCGGGGACGAGGGTGCGGCTGTTCTTCTTTCGATGCTGGGCGACCCGAAGGGGATGCTCGAGACTATTAGTAATGTTGTTAGGGCCAACACGGGCCGAGTAGACCTTGCCCGCCGGGAAATCGGCGAACTGTTCGGCCAGGATGAATTCGCACGCCTTGAAGAGCGACGGCGGCGTCTGGATGTGCAAATTCAAAACATAAAGGGCGGAGACATAAAAGCGTTAAGATGGGACGTTTTTTTAAAGGATTACGAAAGACGAATGCGAGCCGCTGGCAGATCAGAAGCTGCGATTTCTTACCAATTACTTAAATACAAACTCGCCGCCGGAGTCGGAGCTGAATCTGGGCGAATAGGAATTCTCGAGCCTGTGTGGGGCGAAGATGAATTCCCTTCTGCGCCGTTATCACCTACAATTATCAACGATAACTCTACTAATTATTATCCGCGAACAGGTGAGCCCGTAGGCCCGAGAGTTACTCAGGACTAATTATGGCAACAGATTTGACGACAATTTTTGGCAGCAGTATAAACGTTACGGTCCAGCCGCGAGAGGTTGACCGCCGCAACGCCGCCTATCCGGGCGCAGACGGTCTGACCAGTATGTGCATGGGTACACGCGGGCGGGCGATAACCGTCGGCGGACTTCTTTCGGCTTCGGGCGCAAATTACAACACCGCCCGCTCAAGCCTCCAAACCATTATCGACGGGATCGAGGCCTATCTTGATAATTCCGCCGCCCAGTACACCTTTAAAGGCCAGACATTCAGCAACACCGTTTTCGAGCAGTTCCGGATAGTCCCCGCCGGCGATGGCAAGTCCATAAGCTGGACCGCATCCGGCTATTGCGTATGCCGGTTCGTCGCAACCTTAAGGGAGCTGATATGACAGATTCGACAAAATTGGGCAGGACCGCACAGCAACTGCTCGTGCAGATTAAACGAGGCTACGGCTCACCGCCCAACTACGGCACACAATGGATGCCTGTTTACGATGCAATCGTCGATACGATCGAGATAAACTACAGCGCAACACCGTCCCGCGCTACCATATTGTTCCCGGATCTGCGGTGGCAGCAGTCTTACGATCTTATATGGGGCGACCGCGTTCTCGTCACCACGGCTCAAAGGCAGGCTGCCGACCGTGCGGTTCTTTTTTCCGGCTTCGCGGTTAGAGTTATTTCAGGTTACGATGGCGGCTCAGGTCGTTCAAAATCTTACGAAGAAAATGCCTTATTGTGCTACGATCACCGCTGGATTATGTCTGTAAGTTCACCTGTCTACGGGCAGGTGGCCCGCACCGCCGATGATTATAACGATTACGGCACCGACAGCCAGACCCCGATCCTGACAAGCGCAACCTGGCTGTCGGGGCGTAACACGATTTTTAATGCCGAGGGCAGGCCGAACAGGGACCTCGTCGAATACACCATCACCGACAGCTCCGGGCAGAGCAGCCAGGTCCCAATCTTCGGGCCGACAGATTCTGCTATTTACTGGAGCGCTCGCGATATGGTTATTTATCTGTTAGCTGCAACCAGCAATCAGGCTGATGATTATTTTTCCATCGCCAACCCCGCAGTGCTCACCGGACTTGACAACACCGAATGGAATGCCAGGCTGAATCATATCAACGTCCAGGGCCTGTCAAACGTCGAGGCTGTTGCGCACATTGCCGCCCAGGTCGGCTGGGAGTTTCGTGAAGAATACGACTCTGATGGCTTGGCAACACTTGTATTTTACAAGGTCGGCGGCGCAGCAGGCTCAACCCGCTCGGTGAGCAATCCGACTATCCAGCACACACTGCACGCACCGGCCGTTGGTGAAGATATCAGTACAGCCGTCGCCGCCGGCAAAAAAATGCTCCGGTCGTTACAGCTTGATGAAGACATCACACCGGTTGTTAATAACCCATGGGCGATAGGCGGCGTACACCGGTTCGAGTTTACCGCCGAGCTTGTTCCCGCCTGGCAGGACAGCCTGCTCGAGCCAGACACATCGGGCGAGAGCAATGAAAATCTGTTCTTCACCGAAGCCGACCTGCAGCAGCTCGATGACCCTGCTGAAAAATCGGTTTACAATTATTACCACACAAGAAGCCCGTCCCTGCGCCGGAATGTCGGCAGGAAATGGGCACTTAACGAATCCGGCAGGTACACCGGCAGCGGCAGCTACGATCGCGGATCCCCGTTTGATTTTTCAAGCGTTATGCCCGCCGATCTTGTTCTCGACGGCGAAGGCCAAAAACGTTACGCCCCGTTCACTCGCAGGCTGCTGAACTGCCTGACCGCAGATACCGACAGCCTGGGCTCGATCGGCATAAAGGTCGAGTTCAGCTTCGACTCCGGCTCATCCTGGCTGACAATTCCCTGCTCGATTCGATCTTTGAAAGACGAGTGTGGAATCTATATTGACGAAGCCAACCTTGCCGAGATGGCACCGGAGGTGCCCGGAACTATCTCCGGCGGCGACCTGGATGGCATCGAATTGAATTACTGGACATCTTTGTGCGACGATAAAATAAACAGCCGCGTTTTCAAAAACGGCGAATGGCACACAAGGGTTCGCGTAACCGCTACGGTTGCGATGGATACCAGGCTCGATTTGCAGCTCGAACCATCGGTTAACTCCGGCTCACCGTTTCACCAGCGATACCTTTACGATCTTTCAGACAAGTACCGTGTGAGCAAAAGAACAACAAGTTCGACTTTCCACACTTCATCGCTTGTCGCTGATGAAGCCGACGACGGCCCTTACCTTAACAAGCACCTGGAAGCTATCAGGGCCGCCAACCAGGACATGGCAATCAGCGGCAGGTTCGTTCTGGATCGAATGTGGCTCGGCGGCAGCGTCGGCAATATTGTTTTCGAAGTCGGTGATGGCATTGCAAATATAAGCGGTCGCGATTACCTGCTGCGTTCCGCCTTCAACAATAAGCCTGTTTACCCTGAAATTGTGCAGATCCTTTACGAACCGTCCAAGCAGATCCAGACGCTCATCACCAGAGACTTGAGATTCGCGAGGCCGTCCATATGAGCCAGGCAAAGGTTACAATAACTTATCTTGTGCCCGACGATTATCAGCCGGGCGATTACGCTATGCTCTGTGGCAATTCCGGCTCCGGCTCTGTCGATTATAATAATCCCCTATCGGAAGAAAAATACGAGCTTTTCCCTAATCGCGGCGGCGCCCGTGGTTATGGGGCCGCACCTTACGGGCATCACCGTTACGGACACGCTGCGGCATCGAACCTGCCGGGCTACGGCCATCTGCCGTACGGTCACCATCCATACGGGCACGGGGATGTTTATATAATAGTAGAACACACCATTACCGAATGCGGCGAGTATAAATTCGCACTCGCCTGTTTCGACGCCGCCGGTAACTTGCACACCGGCTCGCCTGAAGAGGAAGCTTTGTATATCCACATCGCCCCCGATGCCCCGGACGGTCTTGAACCCAACAGCTACGATCCTGATACTGATGTTCTCGTCCTGGACGTCGCAGCGTAAACGTTATAGCTCTTTAAAAACTAAATAGAGAATTGCGACATAATGCGGTCATAAGTGCCAAGATTCATATCACTGCGGCCCGCCAGGTAATTGTAAATAGTCTGCTGATTCACACCCGCCCTGGCGGCAAGCCGGGGAATGGTTAGTTTCGATTTTTCAATCTTTTCTCGCAGCGCCCTGCGGCGGTCAATTTTTTGATGACTCATTATCAACTCCTGAATTCTGGTCGTATTCGTGTATGAAATTAACAGCCTCGTTAAGCAAGGCCGTTAAATCTTCCGGCGGCTGGTCAATCCAGTTGAAATTACAGAGCATTTCGCCGCCTTCGAGCACATACTCGAACGGCGGATGAAGCTCATCATCGCTGGCAATCTCGGCAATGAAACGGGGACTGCGGGTGTGAATTATATAGCTGTGAGCCCCGTCTGCATCGTCGGCCCACAGCCATTTAGAAGGCTGCGGCACCTCGGTCGGTACCTTCAAGCCGGGCTTCACCGGTAGCAGCCCTGGAATTCGCATCACAATTGCAGCAACCCGGTCGTCCGGCAACTCCAAGGACTTTGCAATTTCTTGCCACTTGTTCGGGTCTTTGAAATCTGTTTTTTCGATTTTAACAGTAAGCATTATTTAGCTCTCCATTCTACATTTGAAGTCTGTAAAAGATTCGTACGGCTCGAGGCAGTTACCCTCGCAGCGGCTAAATTTTTTGTAATCTTCTGGCGAAATTTCGTTTGGACAAAAATCATCAGCGGGAATTTCAATCGCTTCAAAGTGCGCCAATGGCTGCCATCTTTTGCGGCCACGGTATCCCGTTTGCCGCTCAAATTTAACCTTAAAGACATAAGCTGTCCGGTTGCCGGCGGCTCGTTTAGCTTCGATTTGTTCTTTTAATTTTGCTATGTCTGTGTCGGCGTAAAAAAAGTAAGTTCGGCCCATAGTAGAGCCATTTTTTGCTTTGTAGAACCCGGAATGATGCCATTCGTCTGCAAAGTCTTTCAACTCTTTTGCCTTTATGGCAAGCCCCATCTTTCGCAGCCTGGCTGCCACCTGCCCGGCGGTCAGCATACCGGCATTTTTCGCCACAACGTGGCGGTCGCTAACATATTTGCCTGTTTCGTGAAAAGCGAGTCCCATTTTTAAGCTCCTTCAGTAGAATTAAAAATCGTTTTCAAACGAGAAATCGATAACGCTGAAATGTTCGTTTTCAATCACTGCCTTATCAGTCGCTTCATTTATTTTTGCGGTCAGCAGCCAACCTTTGACCTGGCTATCTGTGATTTGCGATTTTGGGAAGAACAGTCGCTGCCGTACAACTCGGTCGACCTCGCCATCGCAGCGGGCCATTAAAAAGAATCCGTCAACACCGATCGCTTTATCTGATTCCCAGGCGACCGGGCCGGGCAGGGCCTGCAGCGACTCATTATAGGCCTGCTGGTCTTTGGCTTCCTTAAATGCTTTCTGTCCCGCCGGGGTCAATTGGCCGTCATCTTTAATCCAGCGTTTTTGTATCCAGAACCTAACGCCGTCTTTTTCAAGCCTCAATGCCTTTTTGGTTTCTTTTATTGTTTCCATTTTTACCCTTTCATTAAATAATCTATTTATATTATACAACAATAATTATATAAGTCAAGCAATAATCTTGAAATTTTGATATTTTTTTTGAAGGAAAAAACAGCCGGCACCGGCTTTGCCGGCTAAAAAATAGCGCCTAAACCAACCGGTTATTTTGAAAAATTACTCAAAAATCGGGCGGGGATTTTTTGTCTATATGGTTATTGCAGGACACTACACGTCCGGTATTATGTCCGCAAGCATGTCCGAATGTCCGGCAGAAATGTCCGCTAATCTGCCCGCTGCCGGAGCTTTAAACACCGCAAAATCGTTATTTATGAGGTCGTTAAATGTGATTTAAATGTTTTTTGCCCCACCGAATTTTATGCCAACTTCTGTGCGCAAAACCCACCGAATCTCCCATTTGTGCCATTTAGAAATCCCCCTGGCCGCCCGGGCTCGCCGCCCTCAAAATCCCCGTTCTTGCCCCCGTAACCCACGCTTTCCCGTCCATTCCCGTCTTTTCCCACCACCTCTCCATTTATGCCATTTAGCTTGTCGTTTAACAACTGTCTTCCTTGCAGCCAGTCAGCCAAACAGTAACAAA